GTTTCCCAGTCACGATCCAGCTCCCAAGCAAACGCAGCATTGTCTGTATAATTTCCTCCAGCTGGTGTTGCCTTAAAGAACAGTAAGGTAAGTGGTGGTCCTTGATTGCCATTATCCTTCAGAGTAACCGACCTAAGCAGCACTGGCCTACCTGTTGCACTGTTGACAGTTAGAAGGGAAATGATCCCTCCAACGTCGTCACCTGCTGAGTAATCAGGAGTAGCCGTAATTGTAATAGTAGGACTTGAAGATACCCCTACTTGATCGCCAACAATTGTAAGATCGCCGACAACAGGTAGAGGGTTGTTCTCATCCACAATCACAGGAGCATCATCAACAAATGACACTAGAGCTTGTACAGGATACCCACTAGGCTTTGCCATAGCATCTCCTTAGACTAATACCACGTAGGCACCGGCTCCAGTTTGACTATTAGCTAGCGTACAAGTGCTACGCAACAATGGTTGACCGTCCCCTCTCCAAGCTACTGCAAAAGCTACTTGTCCTGTTAGATATGCTGTAGGTTCATGTTCCGACCATTGTACCTCGATCTGATGCCTATCCCCTACTACATACAGCCTAGGATCAAATAGACACAAGTCACCTCGAGTACCTACTTCCGGGAGAGTCTCAGTAACGAAGATTGGCCTTCCGCCTAACACTCCATTTGTACCTAACATGCTTGCTGGGTTATACCCGCTTAAGGACAGCAGGAATGCAAAAGCCGAAGGACTACAAGCCCACCAGGCATAAGGATAGCATGCAGGGATAAGCTTAGTAAGCATGCCTGCTACATCGGCTTGTGAGATAGCATTAGCAGCATTCCTTGTTACTGTTGCTGCCATCGAAGCGCCAGCATTAGCAATCCCTAATGGCTGCTCTACTCCATTCCCATTAAAGAAGCCTTTCGTCATGTAGAACACTGTAGCTTTGACGAATAGATTTTCAAAGTACGATCCTAATATCTCTCCTCCGTCTTCGATCAATTGTCGAGAAGCAAGACCGTATCCATTCAGATTTTTGGCCGTCAACTTAACTGTGGCAAATGCAGGGTTAGAAATTGGAGTAGTCTGGCCTTCAATACTCCAATACATTATAAATCCGCCGAGTAGAGGACTACCCCCACTTGCTGCACTAGCAGGGTCTACTGTAGGAACTTCAATAGACCTATTCGTAATAGGTTGGATAGTCGCGTGCTGATGAAAGAAAGACTCTTCTTCAATCCTAGCATCAAGACCAACTATCAACTCTTCTGGTATTAGAAATCCACCTAGTTCCCCAACCAAACCAGTGTTAGCAGATTTCCTAATACCTTCTTTACACCACTTCCCTAGAGCTTTGTGGCGTTCCCTTTTACTTAGACTATGGGAAGTGGTGCGACCTTTCTTTGTAATAATCGCTGCCACTTTAACTCCTTGTAAATGGTGGACCCCTCCAGCTAGCCCTACTCGTCAACCCCCTACAGACTTATAGAGCTAGTGGAGGTAGTCCCCAAATGTAATCCGATTACGCAGCAAGGATAACATGAGGACTGACAGTGAAAGTACCAGCCCCGTCAGCCAGAGTGATAGCACTATCAAACTGAGGTTGACCATCACCCCGCCAAATCACTCGCCACACCATTTGATTGCTAGTAAAGTACGGAGCCGGGGAAGCTTCGATTTGGATAGCTTGCCGATCACCAACCAAATACTTGCTAGCATCAAGCAGCATGACATCGCCGGCCGTACCGAGCTTAGGGGTCTTCTCAGTGAAGTAAATCGGAATGCCGAAGAACTTCATAGGCCAACGGCGAGCGGCAGGGCCTTCGTTAGTATTGTCACCAAATGCCGGATTCATCCAGACTAGGAACGGGCTGTTAGTAGCTCCATTTGTCATCTGGATCAACTGAGGCAATACAGACTGATGCATGACCCATACCAAGTTATCCCAGCTACTCGCCACAACAGAAGACAACATTGTAGAAGCACTAGCAAGAGTAAACGTACTACCCCCACCAGTACGAGCGGCAGCAATCGTGCCAGGAGCATTCAAGATTCCCAAGGGTTGGTTAACCCCGGAACCTCGAAGGAAAGCATAGTCCAGCTGCCATCCCAAGCTATCAGCAAACAGAGTAGTCAACAATGACTCCAGCCCATAGGCATTGTCATTGAGGAGTTGATTGCTGACCACGCACAGCATCACAAGATCGTATGCTGTAAGCTTACCCATCTTGAAGACAGGATTAGACTGAGGATAAGTAGCTGCTTCCGGGGTCCAAGAAGCAAAGACACCCCCATAGAAGTTAGACGAAGGATAGTTAGAAGCAGAGGATGCTGTGGTAGCAGACTGATTGAGGTAAGGGAAATTAAACTCCCTGCCTGCCATCGGCTGGGTATTGCACATCGCACGGAAGAAGGAAGCTTCAGCAGCGATCTTGAGCAGCTGAGTGCTGAACTGAGGAGGAACAAGGAAACCACCAGTAGCGCCAGAACCTTCAGCGTTTGCCGCCTTGTTGACAGGGCGAACTCCATAAGACTTCATAATACGCTGATGGCTCTCGAAGTTAGAAACCCCAGGAACGCCAATAGCGCCTTGAGCAACTCCAAGAAGGAACTCGTTGAACCCCCCACCTACCGTTTTGTTCTTACCTCCACTCCGACGAATAAGAGACATAGCATCTCCTCCGTCCCAACCTACAGCAGCATCGGCCCGACCACGAGGATCAAGCAATGCTTTCTTGATGATATCACTGGCATCGGTTTGACCCTTCGCCAGTCCAGTAACAGTCTTCTCGACAGTAGCCATACGATTGCCGAGACGTTCAACCGTTTCCTGGAATTTGTCAATAACGCTTGCCATGTCTAACTCTCTCCTTTTAAGGGCCAAACTTAGATTTACAGTAAACCATTAGTTACGGTTGGAAGACTTCTTGTATTGCTGACCGGCAAACCTAAACATCACAGTATCTAGGCTATCCATCCGATGCTCAAGGGATTTAGTCAACTCAGTAAGTTGCTCTTCTTCCTCTGGAGTCAACTTTGCTTCGCCGTCCTTAGCCATTTCTTCAGTCTCAAAATCCTTAGTACCGTCACCGCATCCTTTATCTTCCTCCTCTTTACTCTGTTGAATTACGCTCTCGTCAGGAACTAAGTCCTTGAGTCTCATACTCACACCTGCAATACTGCCCTTGTAACGCTTAGGCATATCGCTGCTACCAGCCAGATCGTCAAGAACTTCAGTAGCTTCTTTAACGATACCCTTTTGAGTCTTGTTCAAAGCTTTATGACGAAGTTTCTTTGACTTAACTCCACAATCACAGTCTTCCATCCCGCAGTCAGCACATACCTCTTTCTCAACCGAAGTGTCTTCGTCCTTGCCGTAAGCTTTGTTCATTGTTTCTTCTGCAATCTTCAACATCTTCTCAGCAGCTTGGATTACCCTATCATTCTCTTGGCCCTCATCCAACCCGGCTTTGATTGCAGCAACAATCGACTTGAGGAAACGCTTACCTGGAAGTTCCCCCTCAAACCTCTTGTTACGACGATACGACTTAGACATCTCCACTTCTCCACCTACTTCATCTGCTACTGCTTCAGCCTCATCCTTACTCATGACAGTAGCTTCATCTTCTTCGACAAGTTCAACATCACTATCTAAGTTCTTCACCCACCTCTTCCCTACTCGAACTTTGAATTTCTTAGACTTACGTTTCTTTAGCATTTTCCATGCTAGCCTCTTAGCTTCCTCTTCTTCCATCCCGGCTTCAACAAGTTCCTCAGTCTTAGATGTGAACTCCTCTTCTTCGGACTTAGACCTTGCTACCTGGCGATAGATAGATCTTGCTGTAGACTCAGATTGGAATGGACCTTGAACAATATTCCCGCTCCTGCTGTCAACAATACTCCAACCTCCTCGACTAAGAGGGTTCTTAGGATCAAGGAGCATAAGACTTTTATGTTCTTCCTCTTGCATCTCCTCTTCAGCCCATCCGATCAAGTCTTCAGCTTTAGGTTCCTCTTCAACCACCTTTAACTCTTCAGCTTTAAGAGTCTCAGCAACTCGATCCAGTTGATTATCCTCAGATTGCTTGTCAACCCACTCTCGTATTTCATGCTCAGCAGTTGTACGATCTCCGTGTACAGTTTGAATAATCCTGCCAGTTTCTTGATTAATAATATACCAACTATCTGGATTGTCTCCTTCCCGTAAACTTACTCGCCATCCTTTGCGATCTATTTTATCTAGATCATCCTTTAATACCCTAACAATGCCCCCATAACCCTTATGTCTCGACTTTCGCCAGAACTTCATAGCACTCCCCTTTAGGGCCTTAGACTTTTTGACATATTCCCAATTGATGGACTTATCCCCCATATTCACTCTATCCCCATTCGATTGATCAGAGATAGCATGAAGTGTCAAAGAAGAAGCGTCGGGTATCTCCATGAAGACAATATTTTCATCTTCATCAATTTCCGGCCGAGTAGGAGTAAGCCCACGTTTCTTCGCTAGGTCATAAGCGCGTTGAGCATTGGCCATAGCAATAGAACTGTTAGCAGCTCCTAGACCTTTAACCTTAGCTTTTTGCACCACCTCCCACATTGAACCTAGCTCTAAGGCCCTGTACTCGGCTTCTTCTCGAGTCTCAAATTCACCGCGCTCCTCGTCAGTTTCACGATGAACAACTGCAAATGATTTTCCTCTAATCTGGTTAAACATTCGATAAGTGCTGGCATTATCACGAGCAACTTCTCTATCCTCATAAGGACCTAAAATCGGTACTCCCATTTCAAATACTGCATACATACCGCGAGAAAAATTATTCAATTCATATTGACTAGCTCGTCGGCCTCTAGTTAACTTCAAGAACTCAGGACTATCTAACGGCACTAGCCCGGTTGAAATGTTCAGAGGAACATAATTCGCCTTGCTTTTTATACCTCCGAGCTCATCACGAATAATCTTAAAAACCATACGTTCAATCTCTTGAATCTTATCAGGAGGCGTTCTAACCCACGTTATTTTATTACCATCAACATAACCAACACCAACAGATAGAGAGTCTTTTATGATCTTGATACTAAAGTCATGAAACTCAGGATCAGAATGACGTACACTTCTAAAATCATGTACACTTACAGTATAGCCGTAAGTATTCTGAAAAGCCTTTGTTCTTTTTATCCCTTTGCATTCTACAATATAAAACCTCGATTTGGGATGACGACGTTCCATTGTGTCTTTAAGTCGATTGATCATATCCAAAGTGTCGGCTTGATGTACAATAGCGTTATTATCCTCATTTCTCAGCTGGTAGCGAAACGAGTCATCAACACAGTGTTGAGTGTCAATAACCGTCTTTAGACTCTTCATCAACGCCATCACTCTGCGAGTAGCTCCTTGATTAGCAGGTACAGCACAGACAGCTACTTCAGTAACCTTTGCGTTTTTGTAGTACGATCCTCCAGAATCATTCTTCTCTGTCCCCTCGTCTTGAGGCAAGAAAGATACAGAGGCAGCCCCTAAGAAATCGTCTTTAACACTACCTGCTACTTCCCTACCTTTTTCAGTATGAGGGTTAAAGACGAAGTACATTGAAGTAGCTTTAACATTCTTGCCGCTAGCAGGATCTTCGATCTCGATAATCTTCCGAGTGCTTGGGTCCCACTTTCCTACAGGGATTTCGTCAGTATCATGACTGAGGGTGGCTACAGGATTATTGTCGAACTCAGTCCAATCAAGAGAGTCTTGATCTACTGTATCGCCATCCCTGTCAGGGGCTTCAGTTGATACGATGAACTCTGCGCCAGTATCATCTTTGCTGAGTAGATGGCCAAGCCCCTTACGGATAGAGCCAGAGTGTTTCTTACTCCTGGAAATCAACTTACCTTTCCAAGTGTAAATTCTTTTACCTTCCATATGAGGTCCAAGGTTTACAGGTACTTCCTTTGTCCCCTCTTTCGGGTTCTTTTCCATTGCCTCTTTTACATCGTTCGGTAGAGAAGGGGAGTCAATATGACCGTCGTTGATATAGACTGTCCCACCTCTCTCGATCGTGACTGGGAAAC